ATGGCAACATTCAAACCAACAGTGCGCGGTGAGCGCAGGGACGGATTCATGCAGGTCTATATCCGGGTCACGCACCGCAAGCGTCACGGATACATCAAGACCGACAAGATGATTACCCGAAAGGAACTGACCAAGACCAAGGAAATCAAAGACCCCTTTGTGCTGAACTACTGCACCGAGCGGATTATGGAGTTCAACGAGCGGCTGAACCGCAAGGACATCAGCCAGTGGACGGTCGCGGAGGTGGTGGACTACCTGCTGAAAGGTAACGAGGACATCTGCTTCAGCGACTATGCGCGTCAGCACATCGACCGCTTGATTGACCGAGGGCAGGAGCGGAACTCCAAGAACTACAAACTTGCCCTGCAACACATGGAGAGATTCTTCGGGACGAACAAAATCATGTTCGGGCAGCTGACCTCAACGCAGGTGAACCGATGGATTGCCACGCTCGATCAGACGCGCAGGGCAAAGGAGATGTACCCAGTCTGCATGAGGCAGGTGTTTCGGGCGGCTGTCAGCGAGTACAACGACTATGACAACGGCATCATCAGAATCAAGACCAATCCGTGGGGCAAGGTGAAGATACCGCAGGCGGACCGGTCGGAGAAGATTGCCATCAGTCCCGAAGAGTGCAGGCTGTTTTTCGCGGCTCCCCTGCCTGCCACTCGCATGATAGGCCCATTGCCCGAACTGGGGCGCGATGTGGCGAAGATGGTGCTGTGTCTTGCAGGCATGAACACGGTGGACATCTACGAGATGCGCAAGGAGAACTACCGAAACGGCTGTATCTGCTACAAGCGTGCCAAAACGCGCAAGGTACGCACCGATGACGCATACATCGAGATGAGGGTCGAGCCGATAATACAGCCGTTAGTTGAGAAATATCTTGCCGAGGCTGACGACCCCTACTTGTTCAATTTCCACAATCGGTTCTCGTCCTCGGATTCTTTCTGTGCGAATGTGAATACCGGCATAAAGCAGCTCTGCAAGAGCATGGGGATAGTGCAAAAGGACTGGTACTGCGTATATACGTTCCGTCACACATGGGGAACTGTCGCGCAGAACGACTGCGGGGCGAGTGTCGCGGAGGTGGCGTTTGGCATGAACCACTCGCATGGACACACGGTGACGCGAGGATACATCAAGATTGATTTCACCCCGGCCTGGGAACTGAACGCCAAAGTGATTGACTTTATCTTTTTCTCCACGGCGAAGAGCAAGCAGGGACTGGCGCGAGGTGTCGAAGAGCCTGCCGACAAGTTGTTCAGACTTTCGCCCAAGGCTATGGTCTATGCGAGAGCCTATTTTCGCGGAGAGGTTCTTGCCGAGGTCAGCGACATCGGTTTCGGCAATGTGGAGGCGGTCATCACTAAACTTGCCGTGATGTTGCCCGACACAATCCCGACCGGGTGTGCCGTGCAGTTTCGCATAAAGAACGTGGACGCTGACCGCGAGGTGGTCTATGAGCGCACGAAAGGAAAAGGGTTTTGACATGGCGCAAAGATAGCACGCGGCCAGGCCCCCTTGTTTTTAAGTTTTGCTTCACGCCCGACTTTGTTTCATCGCAGAGCCGGGCATTCTCTTTTTCTTTTTGCGCGGAACTTTTTTCTTTTTCTCTTCCTGCGGAGCAGGCTGCGGAGCGTCAGCCAAAAGAAAAAATCTTCTCAAAAAAAAATTTTTTAATGTCGGCGTCGGCGTCGTCGGAGCGAAGCGAACTATATTCCGACTCCTACTCCATAGAAAAACTTTGATTTAAGTTTTTCTTCCTTTATCCTATATCCGTAGTATTATATTCGACTTAATATAATACGTCCATATTCCATAGAGGACTTCCATAAAGGATATTCCCACGCGCGCGCGTGAAGGTATGCCTTTGGTTCTATCTCGGTTATTGAAATGGCGGTGTCGGTGGAAACCATAGGTTATATTTTGGTTAGGTTTTGGTTTGTGTTTGGTTACACTTTGGTTTGCTTTTGGTTTTCGTTTGGTTCTATCTCGGTTATTGAAATGGCGGTGTCGGTGGAAAGAAAAAAGCGACATATCCTCACGGACGGGTCGCTTTCGAGTTTATTAATTTTCACGTTATTCACTATGAGCAAAAACCTATGGTTGTGTCTAAAAGTAGATTGGATAGACGGTCGGGCGCGTCAGTCATCGTCCTCGTCAGTTTCTCCGCAGAGGTCACGCAGTCTGTCCTCTATCGTGATGGATGAATGAACGTCCATATCGACCTCAACGGCTTTCATCTTCGGCGTGTGGAACTCAAGCAGGCGCAGTTCCGCGCTGACACGCTCGTTAGCGTCCAGTACCATCATATCCACATCGAAGTCCGACATCTGTATCGGGTTGCCGTCAGCGTCAGCCAGTATCCTTGAACTGAGTATAACGCCGTCCTTGTCGGTGAAATCAATCTTGCGAGGCGTGCCGTCAGCCTCTGTCTGCGGCTTCGGCTCAAAGTATGCGAGGCTATGAGCGCGAAGATACCCTTTGAGAGGGTTTTTCTTGTTGGGCGTACCCTTTTGTCGCCCACCGGTTTTCTTTCCTAATGCCATAACTCAAAACTTAAAAGTTACCTACAAATATACAGCCGTAAATTAGCGCACGAATTATAACTTTTGAAACATAGTCAACATGATTGGAAGTTTAGTAGGCGCAGGCTTGTCGGCTGTCGGGAGCATTTTCGGCGGTATCTCGGCGAGTAAAGCCATGAAGAAAGTCAAAAAAAATTTGCAGGCTCAACAGCAGGCAAACAAGGACTGGTATAACCGCCGATACTATGAGGATGCCACACAGCGTGCGGACGCTCAACGCATACTGACTAAGACGGAGGAATCAATCCGCAACCGCAATCAGCAGGCCGCAGGAGCGCAGGCTGTCATGGGCGGTACGGAAGAAAGCGTTGCAGCCGCCAAGGCCGCCAACAATCAGGCTCTCGCCGATGCTACCTCGCAGATTGCCGTCAATGCCGAGGCACGCAAAGACCAGATCGAGCAGACGTATCAGCAACGTGACGCGCAGATTAATGACGCGCTCAATAATCTTGAACAACAGAAGGCGCAGGCTATCTCGTCAGCCGTGCAGGGTGTGGCACAGGCAGGTGCAGGCATAGCAGGAGCTTTCTAATTTCCCCTATATATGGCAGAAGAAGATAAAAACCCAGTATGGCCACAGCCGTATGACTTCAGACAGAGTCAGCCCCCGTCCGAGGAAATACCGCCAGCCTCTCCTGCGTCCCCGGCTCCTGAAGAAGAGCCGACAGGACTGGAGGCAGTACAGTACGATAAGGTAACCAATCAAGGCGCACCCGACAACCCCAAGAATGCACGTGAGGTGGTGGAGCGTGGTGTTGTCAATGTTGCTAATCCATCATCTCCTGCGGCCTCCACCGACACTGAACACGAAACTCCTGCGCTCTCGCCCGAACAGCAACAGCGCGTGGACGCTACCGCCGGAACTGACCGCCAAATCAAGACCATTCAAGACTGGATGGACTCGGAAGAGAACCGACCCGAAACGCCCGAACAGCGCAAGAAGCGTGAGCGCAGGGAGAAGTCGAAACGCATCATCGCCGCCGTAAGTGACGGCATTTCGGCGTTGAGCAACCTTTTCTTTACGACCCAGTATGCCCCCAATATGTACAACCATGAGAAAGGGAGCATGACCACCTCCGTGGGGAAACGGCTCGATCAACTCAAAGCCGAGCGCGAAAAGAAGCGCGACCAGTATCTTAACTTCTCCCTCAAACTCGGCGACCTTGAGAATCAGCGTGCCGCTACCCTGCGTGAACTGGAAGCACAGCAGGAACGGCAGAAACTCGCACGCGAAAAGGCTCAACGAGAGGCAGAGGCACACGGATGGCTTGCAGCTCTGCAACCCGACAAACAGCGTGAGCAGAAAGGAAAAGCCGACCGAGCCGAGCAGGAAGCAATCGTGGCGCAAGCAGAAGCCGAGGCTGCTCCCGAAATGCAGAGAGCCAAACTTGCCACCGAGAAAGCGCGTAGAGGAAGTTATGACGCATCTGCCGCAAATTCCCGTGCATCTGCCGCCGCTCATAACCGCTCCAACGTGTCGGAGTTCTCGGCATGGGATGAAAACGGACGTGAGCATAAGTTCCGCACCAAAGAAGCAGCCGATGCCTACGCTAAACAGCACGGCACATGGCAGGAAGAGGACGTATCGGAAACCACTAACACCGAAACACGGCGCACTCCCGAATCCAAGCCACAACAGCGTACATCGACCAAGACCAAGAAGAGCGGTCATCCTGCACGGCCCGCGCCCGAAGATAACACACCGCCGAGCCGTAGAACAAACAACGACAACACTCCACCAAGCAGACGATAATTCGATATGGCAACAAATAGCGATGATATTAAGTGGCTATACGGCAAATTGAAAGCCAAAGGCTACAATGTTGGCACGGAGCAGGAGTTCACATCCTCTCTTGCCAACGAAGCAGACCGCCAGTGGTACTATGAGAAAGCCAAGGGCATGGGTCTGAACATGGGGAGCATGGCAGATTTCAACAGTATGTATGCTCCGCAGACGGCTCAACCTGCCCCTGCGCCTGCCTCCGCGCCTCGTCAGCAGGCAACCCCGGCGGCTCATGCCCCGGCTTCCACGCCTGCACCTACAGCGCAAGCCCCGACCCGGTCAGCACCTGCGCCCGCTCCTCAACAGCCAAAGCAACCTGCATGGCAACCCACCGAACAGGATAAGATACGGATGTCGTATCAGATTCACACCATGCTGAACGATTTCAATCAGCGTTCAAGAGAGCGTATTGCACAAGTTCAACGCATGACCGAGCCGTTCACAGCCGAGGGCAGGAAGAAGAGGGCCGCCAAGAAGTTCCAAGCACAACTCGCAGGGACTAAGACAACCGCAGGACCGGGGCTTAACGTTCCATCCAGTCAAATTTATGACGGCGGTTCGCCACAGCCTTATGGTGTGGAGTATGTTGACGGCAAGCCAGTAACCCAGTGGCTCATGCCCGATGGCAGTCTGACAACAAGCCAGTTCGCGGCCGACCGCGCCGAGGATACCGCTCGTAAAAATAGGTTGCGTCACCAGTTTGAGAACCGCATGAAGCAGAACGGACTTGACCCTGCCAAGCCCGAAGATGTGGAGGTGCAGGCGCAGTATGACGCACAGGCCCCTGCCTATGATGCCGTGGCGGAACTTTGGCAGGAAGCCGAGGCCGCGCACAAGGCAGACAAAGAGCGCAATGCCGACCGCGAATGGAGCAATTATGCCGCTATGGGCGGTGGACGTGAAATGCGTATCGTTACAACGTCCATGAACCGCCACGCCGACAATATTTCACACATGACACGCTTTGACCTCCAGAAGATGATGGACAATGCGTGGGCGCGTGCAGGCTCAAAGGTGACTGCCAACTGCTACAACCGCCTGCGTCAGCAATACTCGGACGCTCCCGAAGAGGAATTGCAGGCAACCGCATCGCAGATGGCACGCCAGTTAACCGACAATGCCGTATATCAGTATGCCGTTCAGCAGAACACGCCAAAAAGTACACTGGAATACTTCGGTCGTACTGTCGCCGACATGAACGTGATTAACTCGATCAGCAAAGGTCTTGCCCGAAGCCAAGCAGGAACGAGTGGCGACCTTGCAGCTTACGAGGCCGCTATGGGCGAGTATGGCAAGAATCACCGCGTGGCACAGATTGCAGGCACCGTTATCGGTATGGCGGTTGACCCCGTGACATGGGTGTCGGGCGGTGTCGGCTCACTTGCAGGCAAAGGAGCAATCAACATCGGCGGTCGTATCGTAGCAGGCAGAGCCGCCACATCAATGAGTACACAGGTAGGCTCACGCCTCTTCTCGTCCTCGCTCACCGGTCGTATCATCACCGGGGCGGCCGCAGGCGGTGTCAACTTCGCCACATACGAAATGCTGAAAGAGGGTGAGAGCCAGTTCCTGCACGGCGGTCACATCAACCCCGAAACTGGAGAGAACGAGGGCTATTCAGCCGGAGCGGTGTTGAGCGCAGGCGGTCATGGCCTCATACTCGGTAGCGTGACTGGCACATTGTCGCCAGTCATCGGCAATGTCGCTGACAAAACTGTCAAGGCAACCACCTCCACAGCAGGCAAGGCAGGCGTGCGCCTCGGCGAGGTTGCAGTATCGACCCTTGCCGAGGGTACAATATTCTCTGTTCCCGAATGGATAAACGGCGATGCCGATGCAATGGACGTGTGGACTGACAACATGGCGATGATGTTAGGCTTCAAGGCACAGCACGGACTCAAGAGCGCACCGCGAGTTATCGCCAGTCTGCGCCCAGTCAAGCCGGTTGACGGCCGACCGCTCACGCAGGCAGAGCGCAACCACAACCGCATGGACTTCGAGGAACGTCTGCGCAGGAATTTGGATGCAAGCCCGAGCGATTTGTCATTCACCGCCGATGAGCGCGAAGAACTGCGCAGAGCAGGCTATGGCGAACTTGCCGACCTGTTCAGCCGTGACCGAGTGCAGGAAGCATCTCAGCCTAACCCTGCCGAGGGAGCAATCGAGTTGAGAGCCGAGCGTGTTGAGGCTGAAACAATCAGTCGCAATCCCGAATTTGACGGCTATTCCTCAATGGAAGAACTCATGCAGGACGGCAATGTAAGCCAGTCCGCACGCGCAAAAGCCTACTATATTCTTACAGGGCGCAGACTTCCGATGGCTTCCGTTACTGGCTACACCACCAACACGGACGCTGACGGACGTGTAACCGTCAACTCCATAGCCGCCAATGGCGAGGTCGTTACCAGTCGCACATTTAAGAACGAGCAGGAAGCCAAGCAGGAAACCGACAATATCATGCGTCAGGCAGAGCTCAACTCGGTAGACGTTGGTGAACGGTACAAGGAAGCCGTTGCCGATGACATGGTGCTTGATGCCGCTATCAGCGAGGTGTCGCCCGGTGCCGACCCTGCAACCATCAAGAGAATCTACCGCGCTGTCAAGGCAGGCAACAAGGACGTGACCGAATTGCAGAAGCAGTTGGTTGAGTTCCTTGATGACGCTATTGAGCGCAACCGCGACATTGCAGACCGCTATCGCCCCGAAGCAATCCGCGAGGCTCTGAAAGAGGAAACTGGCATTGATGTAGATGCAGTCCTGCGGAAGATGCCGAGCAAGCGCACCAAAGCGGAGCAGGATGCCGTCAAGACGTATCTTGAACGGCTCTTCCCCGAAGAGGCACGTCAGCAGGCCTCCGAGCCTACCGCAGAGCAGGCAGAGGCTCAGAGCCAGTATGAACAGGGTCGTGAGTTGTTCGGACGCTTTGAAGAGGGCGACCCGACCGTGCAGGCTGACGTGGACGCTATCGCCCTGCGTATGCAGGAAGCATACCAAGCGGTTGAGGACGCTTTCGGTTCGGAAGCCGAATACTATATGTTCCATGTCAATGAAAATCCGTGGGTGTTGGTCGATGACCCCGAACTGACCGTTGAGCAGAAAGACGCTGTCCTCTACTACATCAATGCAAAGGCGGCTCTTGACGGCGTTATGGACGCTTCCAACGAGGTAGCCGACCGCAAGCGTGCCGAGGTTGAGGAAAGCGTTGCCAAGCGCACCCACAAGGACAACGGCGTGATTATCCCTGCCACCATGAAAGTGGATGACCGACCAGTCTATATCGTCAAGGGTGATGTAGTCATGTTCCCCGATGGCTCTGCCGTTGACGTTCACAACTCTTCGGAGAGTGTCGTTGTCATGGATGCGCAGACTGGGGAATATCAGTTTACATCCCCCGACCAAATCTTCAAAGTGTCCGAGGCTGTCAATCCGCAGGACGAACTGGACACCGCTTTGTCGGTGATCGAGCAGGAGCAGATGAATATCTTTGGCGACAATGCCCTTGCCCCCGAAGAATCTGCCGAGGGTGAAGATCCACAGCCGGACGGAGCAGACCCATTCGCCCAGCCTGCCGAAGCGGAAACACCTGCGACCGCCGATACCGAGGCATACGACCGAGGCTATGAAAGCGGACTAAACGATGCAAAGAATTTCGATGATGTCAAACTCAATGCCGAGATTGAAAACCTCCGCAATGATGCAGACCGACTGACAGACTTCGGCCGTGGCATGCTTGAGGCTTACGAATACGAGCAACAGAACAGGACGATGGAAGCGCAGAGCGTTCCCGAAATGCCCGAAACGGTTCCAAGTGCAGAAAATGGACAGCAGACCGCACTCTCGCGCATCCCCCTCAACGAGAAAGGAGAGCCGAGTTTTGAAGCCGTGGATAAGGAAACGGCCTGGGATGGACTTGTTGAGGCTGTCGGCGGTGAGGATGATGCCGTTGAAATCGCGTTGGCGCAGGTTCAGCAGGCTACCGCCGACCTCGAAGCACTCAATAAGAAGCCGCCGACAATGAAGGCCCCCAAACTGAAGGGTTCGCCAATGGCCATGGCAGAAGCCAAGCGCAAGGCAGCCGAGCAGTATCAGAACGACCTCGCCCTGTACAATCAGCAGATTGCCGAGGCGCAGGCACGCATTGACGCATGGAACGGCATTGTCGCCGTCCACAACACGCGCAAAGCCGAGCTGCGCCGTCAGCAGGAAGAGGAACGCCGTCAGCGTGACGCAATCGCCCATGATAAGGCTGTCGCCCGATTTGAAGAGGAACAGCGCATCAAGGCAGAGAAGCAGGCCGAGCAGGAGCGCATCGGCGTTCATGCCGTCAATCCCAAGATTAAGGAGAAGTGGGACGCGGCTCCCAAAGTAGAGGGCAACGAGGACGCGCTGACGCTTCCCGACGGCTCTACCATATCAGGCCGCTATGTCCTTACCGAGGCAGGAGCCGCCTCGCCCAGTCATGACGCGAACAACGGCTATGTGCCGACAGAGGGCTTCCCGATTGACGAGAACGGCCAGAGCGTTAACGACCGCGACTATTTCCGCGACAAGGACGCACAGCAGAAAGTCGAGGGCATGGCAAGCAGTTATGACAACCGCGCCCTGCAAGACCCCGTAATCGTCAGCAAGGACGGCGTTGTGATGTCGGGCAACAACCGCACCATGTCGGGCGACCTCGCCGCACGCAGAGGCACTGACAAGGCATACGTTGACTATCTCGCCCAGTTCGGTCATAGGAAGTACGGCTTTACTCCGGAGCAGGTCACCGGCATGAAGAATCCGCGCGTGGTGTTCGTGCCGGACGAGGCTCTTCCCTACGATGCCACAACCTTTGCTCGGTTCAACGCGCAGGAGAAGAAATCGCAGGGCAAGCCCGAAGCCGCCGTGAAACTCGGCAAGATTGTCCCCGACAATGTGTTCAACGTTATTGTCAACGACATCAGCCGTTACGACCGCCTTTCGGATTACTATGCAGACGAGAAAGCCGTAGCGCAGGCTCTTGGCGCACTCATGCAGGCAGGAGTCATCAACGATATGCAGATGCCCGAACTGCGGACAGGCACGGCGTTGTCGGCCGCAGGAAAGGAACTTATCGAGAACACTCTTATCGGCAAGGTTTTCCAAGCCTCGCCCGATGCCGTGCGTCAGATTATCTCCGTTCCGACCCTGCGCCAGTCTATCGTCATGGGATTGAGCGAGATTGCCAACAACCGCACACTCGCCCGAAACGGCTACGACATCAGCGATGAACTTTCAAAAGCCGTTGACCTTGTCGCCCGTGCCAAGACTGCGATGCCTGACGTTTACACCAATGGAATGCCAGTGTCGCCTTTCGGACGTATGCAGGGCTTGTTTGATGACGAGTTCGGCGACAGCCGTGTAACAGACGCTACCGCTCTCCTGCTTGCCGACATACTCAACAGTGGACGTCCGAGCGACCTCCGCAAGATTCTGACTACCTACAACAACGAGGCTTCGCAGGCTTCGGGCGGTCAGATGGATATGTTCTCCGGCTCGATCCCGACCAAAGAAGAAATACTCACAACCGTAATCGAACATTTCAGAAATGCAACCCCAAAAGAACAGCAAGCACTCGTGGACGCTGCCATTGCGGAGCGCAAGCGCAGAGCCGAAGCAGACGCAGAACAGCGTGAACGAAGCGAGGCAAGTGAACAAACTTCGCATGATGATGAACGCCGTGCAGAGCCTCAACAGCCAGTCGCAGGCGACACAGAGTTAGAGCCACTCGGCAAAGACCGCAACGACCCCTACGAGGACACCCCCGAAGAAGCCGCACTCCGCGCACGAATCAGCGTTGGCGAAGAATGGGAAGAGGAAGGCCCCACGCCCGACAAGCTCATCTACAAACGTAAACTCTACGTTGACGGCAAGCATGAGGTCATCCAAACAGACGCTCCCGACAAAAACGGCTCATATACTGGCAGTCAGTTGACCTTTGACGGCCGCGACTTCGGCGACTTCAAGGAGATTGCCGACTACATTGACGGCGGTATGCAGGCACAGCAGGCAGAACCGACCGAGGCGCAGAAAGCCGCAGGCAACTATAAGATGGAACACCGCCGTGTTGACGGCTACAACATCAGCATAGAGAATGCCAAAGGCAGTGTGCGCCGTGGTACTGGAGCGGACGGCAAGCCGTGGGAAACCACCATGCAGAACGACTACGGATATATCCGTGGAACTGAGGGCGTGGACGGCGACCACATTGACGTGTTCCTTTCCGACACTCCCGAAGAGGGCGATGTGTTTGTCGTTGACCAAGTGAACGAGGACGGCTCATTTGACGAGCATAAGGTTATGTACGGCTTCCCCACGGAGCAGGCCGCGCGTGACGCGTACCTCTCCAACTATGAGCCGGGTTGGACCGGCCTCGGTGCGATTACTCACGTCAGCAAGGACGAGTTCAAGAAGTGGATTCAGTCGAGCAGACGCAAGACCAAGCCCTTTGCCGAGTACAAGAGCGTAAAGCCTATTGAGGGCAATGGCATGATTGGGCGTTCACTCACCGAGCAGGAAGCAACAGAGTTGATTGCACGAATGAAAGCTGCCGCTGAGGTTGCCCCCTCAATTGAACTCACTCCCGAAAACTGGATTGCTCAGTTCGGAGAGGACGGCACTGTTGAAACTCCTATCGGCATTGTCAAGATGGGTGCTAACCAGTTGCTGAAACTCTACTCACTGAAAAGGACAGAGTATTTCAGCATGATACACCCCACACTCAACACTCCCGATGTCATCATTGAGAAAAACGCACCTGCTGAAGGTGCAGAGCGAGACAGCAAATATCTGTTTGTAAAGACGTTCATCAAACCCGATGGAAGCCGTCTTGTGCATTTTGAATCTGTAACCGTTCAGCGTGACGGCATGGAGGTATCAATAAGCAGTCATGAAGCCGAGGGTAAAGCAATAAAGAAAGAGATGCAGAATGGTAAAATTCTACATCTCTCTGAAAGTTTGTCCCCCAGTTCTGAAAGGTACTTAACCGAGGCTCCGAGTGAATCGGAGGGACCGGACCTTGTTCCTACGTCCGACAATATTGTTAAGGGGAAAGAGCGTGAGGACGGGCAATCCCTCATACTGTCCTCCGAATCTTCGGAGGAGGCCGGTGCCCTTTCCGGCCCTACGCTCGACTCGCCTTCTGACCGCAAAGTTAATACTTTGTCAGCATATAAACAAACGGAGAGTGCGGAAAGTTCTGAACCGTACACCATTACGCCGACAACCTACACCAACAAGAAAGGCAAGACGAGCGATGTTCACCTTGTCAAGTTCAACCGCGAACTGACCGCCGAGGAAAAGGCGGCTCTTGACACATTCGCGCGTGAGCCTCTCACCGAGGGTAAGAAAACCTCTCGCGGTTGGTATGACCGCAAGCAGGGCGGTTACATGATGCGCAGTGAGGAAGCTGCACGCCAACTCGCCGAGATGATTGGCAACGAGGAAGCGGTTGCGGACGCACAGCCCATGACTTCCGATGAACTCCGTGAGGCTGTCGCTCCTGCGGCTTCTGCGGAGAAGAAGCCTGCACGGAAGCCGAAGAAAGCACCTATCAACCGCGTCAGTCTTGAAGATGTGATGACCGACCTGTCGACCAAAGGCGAAACCAAGTTGAGCGACCATGCCGAGCCAGTCAAGGCAGAGCCGGAGCAACAGCACGAAATCAGCGATGACGAAATGAAGTCGTTGGCTGACGAGCTGCGCGACCTGTTGGGCATCGGCGATGACGAGGGCGACACCAACATCAAGTTCCGCGACCCCGGCGAACTGACAGCGCAGGAGCGTCAGCGCATCCAGTCCGCAGGCATCCGTCTTGCTATGGGCCTTATCGAGCGAGGTACTACGGCATTCCCCGACTATGCCACCAAGATGGTGGGATTGTTGGGCGACAAGATACGTCCGTGGCTCAAATCGTTCTATGAGGGCGCACGCTGGACACCCGGCTACGACAAATACACCTTTACCCCGACCGAGCAGGTTGCCACGTTTGACGTGCAGAACTTCGACAAGAAGCAGGCAGACCCAATCGCGCAGGCCGCTATGATTGTGGAAGAGCGCAAAGCCGGGGCAGCATCCGCGCAGGCGCAGAAAGAACTTACCGAAACCCGAAACAAAAACCGAAGAGAAAATGACAAGCAGACAGAAGCAGATACAGCTGCTCTTGCAGAAAAAGCAGAGGCTGTTGCAGGCGAAGCAGAAGTTACAGCGCAAAGCGCAGGAACTGGAGAAGCAGGACGCAAGCGCATCCTCCGCGACCTCAAACGAGTAGATGACACCCTTGAAGAGGTCAACGACCAGTTGGCACTTCTCGGCTATTATGAGGCCGAAGAGGTTGACAAGGATTTCAACGAGGCATACGGCTATATGCGCAATGCCGAGAAGAAAGCCGTCAAGGATGCAGTTGATCTCGCCAAACAACTTGTGAACGACCTCGGCCTGGGACTTGATAAGGTTACTGGCTCTACAACCGCCAACCGTGGCAAGAGAAAGAACGCCGTTACCGCGAATATCGCGCCCGCAGGTGGTGACATATCCATACGCCTGCCCCTCAATGAGGGCCGCGAACTCTACATTACTATCGGTCTTGACCCGTCAGTAACGCCGGGCGATGTGACATACAGCGGAGATAACCTGCAAACCACTCGCATCATGTACCGCGTTGAATGGCCCGATGAGAAAGGTCATGTGTCGTTCGACCGCATGGGGCGTAACTGTTGGGCAGATGCCAACGTGACCTATGCCGACCTGCTCAATGGCATTCAGCGCGAGGCGAAGGAATACCTGCCGTCCTCAACTCCTGCCGAAGAGCCTGCAAAGGCAGAACCGCAGAAAGAAGCCTATCACGGCACCGTCACTTTGAAAGACGGACGCGAGGCTGTTGTCATATCGGCTAACCATGTGCAGAACATTGGAGAGCCGTCCCGACTGACTGACTACATCGTTGGTGTGAAAGGTGAGCCGGGTACAATCAAAATCTCTCCCGATGAGATTGCCCATGCAGGCGCACCGACCGCCGAGGACAAACCCTCGACCCCTGCCCAAGCAGAGGAAACCCACAATGGCTACAAGATTGGCGATGAAGTCTTGTGGGACCGTTACGGCAACGACAAGTGGGAAAAGCAGACGATTGTAGATTTTGAGAAAGACGGAAGCCCCATATTCGATTCTATGGGAATGGGCATGATGATGGAAATCGGCGACTGGTCACGCATCAAGCCTGCTGACGGCATATTCGGAGAGGCACAGCGTGTCGTCCGTAAGACTGCCGAGGATAAGCAGGCACGCGCAGAACGCGCTAATGCCGTAGCCGATGAGGTCATGCAAGACAAAATGGTTTCGGAAATCTTCGACATCTACATGAAGAAGTTTGGCTCTCGCAAGGAAGAACTTGCCGACACATGGAGTGAGGGCAAGTCCGAGGCTATCAACATCCGTCTGCCTTATGTCCGCAGGCAAATCACACAGCGTCTTGTGGCTGATAAAATCTTCAGCACCGAGAAAGAGGCTGACAGATTCTTCCATGACGAGATTCTTCCGCGCCTTGAAAAGCAATGGATGAGCAAAGCCGCGACCGACAATGCCGTCAGCGTACTGAAAGGCGGTAAGAAGCCTGCCAAGAAACGTACCGAAGTCAAACCCGAACAGCCTGTCGCAGACCTCTTCGGCGGTTTGTTCGATGAACCCATAAGCAATGAAAAGAAAACTGACGTACAACCTCGCCCCGGCACTGCCGAGCGAGAAAGAGGACACGAACCTCAATCGCATGAACCGTTGGGAGAGAGCCAACGGAATGAAGTTAAAGGAACTGACCGACGAGGAATGGGTGGACGTAGTAGCGTCAATCCTATGTCTGACGGAGAGCGAGGCGCAGGCGTACCTCGAAAGCCTAAGAGCCAACCAGTAATTGAGCCGGTCCCCGAATCGGAGCGGAAGAATGTCCGTAACAACCATGCCGAGCGCGGTGTTGACTATGCCCCCAAAGGCGAGGACGCACGCATCAAGGCTAACATGGAAGCGATAGAACTTGCCAAGCGACTGCTTGACGCAGGCGAAACCGCCACACCCGAACAGATGGCCGTACTCCGTAAGTTCAGCGGTTGGGGTGGACTGGGTAAGGCTTTCAACGAGCAGGGCTACACTCCGAACCCGATTGCCAAACGTCTGAAAGAACTACTGGGCGAGGACGGCTATCAAGACGCTGTTGACAGTCGCCGTTCCGCATATTACACTCCAGCCGAGGTCATAGACACCATGTGGGATGTTGCACGCGCTATGGGCTTCAAGGGCGGCAATGTGCTTGAGGGGTCAGCAGGTATCGGCAACATCATCGGACTTATGCCTACCGACATGAGTGAGCGCAGCTCAATCCATGCCGTTGAGATTGACCGCACCACTGGCGGAATCCTCTCGTTGCTCTACCCGGATGCCAAAGTGGAGATACAAGGCTTTGAGAAAACGCGAGTGCAGAACGGCACCGTTGACCTCGCCATTACCAACGTGCCTTTCATCACTGGCGCGAAAGTGTTTGACGAGACAGGCGACAAAGACCTCTCCAAGAAATTCCATGACATCCACGATTTCTGCATTGCGAAGAATATCCGCAAACTCCGTGAGGGCGGTATCGGCATATTTATCACGTCAAGCGGTACGATGGACAACTCAAAGGAACTTCGCCTTTGGATTATCGGCGAGGGTAATGCTGACGTTGTAGGTGCTTTCCGTATGCACAACAAGACATTCGGAGGCACCGGGGCAACCTCGGACATCATCGTTGTACGCAAGCGCGTCAATGGCAAACCCTCACCCAATGCCATAGACGTGACGGATGCAATAGGCGTGCGCGTGGCTGACTACGATACTGGCGACACTCGCAAGGTCAAAGGTCAGGAAATTCCCGTCATCAAGCAGTACAGCATGATGTACAACAAGTATTTTGCGGAACACCCGGAGAATATGGCAGGCGAGATGATGTTCAACTTTGAACGTGGGGAAACACGCTTCCCGACCAGTCGCGCCCTCTTCCCAGTCAAGGAAAAGGAGCAGTCGAAGATGTTGGTCGAATGGGCAGGCAGTTTCGCTGACATGGAAGAGGAAGCCACAGCCGCGCCGAAAGTCGAAGATGAGATAACACGAATCAATGAGCAACTCGGAGAGGGTGTCAAAGAGGGAAGCATGGTGCTGAACTCGCAGGGCGAACTCTGCATGGCACGAATGGGCGAGGCTGTTCCTCTCGGACTGAATAAGAACAAGGTCAAGGGTCACACCAAAGCAGAGTGTTTCAAAGCATATTCGGCTATCAAGAAAGCGTTGTCTGATGTGCTTGAATACCAGTCGAGCAATGAGGGTGACGAGGGACTTGCACCTCTTCTGAAAGAGTTGAACCGCGCCTTTGACACATTCACACGCACCTACGGCAACCTGCACAAGAACACCGCAATATCATTCCTGCGCAACGATGTTGACTTCTCAAGCATCCTCGCACTGGAAACATATTCCGAGAAAGGCGATAAGAAAGGCAACAAGGTTGTCAAGGTCGGTAAGACTGACATTTTCAGCCGCCGAGTTATTGACACCGAGAAAGAGCCACAGCCTACTACCATCAAAGACGCTATCCTCGCAAGCCTCTACAAGAGTGGCGGTGTTGATGTTGAGTATATCGGCCAGGCCCTCGGCAAACCGACCGAGGAGGTGAAGCGCGAAATCGTGTCAAGCGGACTCGGCTTTGAGAATCCGTCAACAGGCACTATGGAGGTATCTTACAAATACCTTTCGGGCAATGTGCGCGAAAAGCTGCACATCGCGCAGGAGAACAATGCAGACGGCAGGTATGACGCGAATATCAAGGCTCTTGAGGGAGTAATGCCGATGACCATACCTGCGCACCTCATTGAATTCTCATTGGGTTCATCGTGGATCGAGCCGAAACTATATGAGGACTTCGTGTTTGAAAAGACTGGTCTGCGCGTCACTCTCACCAACGCAGGCGGCACATGGTTCATGAAAACTCCGTGGAGTACATTCAACGAGAAGAACCGCGCTATGGCTGTTGTCAGCAAGATGTGTGACAAGACTATCATGGGTCACGAACTCATTGAAGCCGCCATCACCAACAGACAGATAACCGTCAGCAAGACCGAGAAGCACTATGACGGCTCAACCGAAACGATAACCGACAAGGCGGCCACCGCCGAGTGCGGCACCAAAGTTGACGAGATACGAGCAGAGTTCAAGGACTGGGCGCGTGAGCATATGCAGGCTGACCCTGCAATGTCGGCACGCATCGAGCAGACCTACAACGACCAGTTCAACAACTATGTGCCTATGTCTATCCCGGACGAGTTCGTTCCCCAGCACTTCGGCGGTCAAGTCAGCGAGCTGCACGGACATCCCTTTGCCCTGCGTCCTCATCAAGGCAGAGCCGTGGTAAGAGGAACGACCGAACCTATCCTGCTTGCGCATGAGGTAGGTACTGGTAAGGCCTATACACTCATTACTACGGCGATGGAAATGCGCAGACTCGGCACAGCACGCAAGCCTATGATTGTCGTTCAGAATGCGACAGTCGGTCAGTTTGTGGAGAGTGCAAAGGAAATCTATCCCAATGCAAAGGTGCTGACAATTGAGGAAGCCGACCGCACAGCCGAGGGCCGCAAGAATTTCTATGCCAAAATCAAGTACAACGACTGGGATATGATTGTCGTTCCCCAGTCCGTATTTGAGCGCATCCCCGACAGCGAGGAACGTGAAATGGCATACGTCAAGGACATCATCGAAGAGAAGATGAAAGTTCTTGAAGCCATGCGCGATGCTGATTCAGACGGACGCAGTATGATTGTTCGCCAAGCCGAAAGGGAACTTGCAGAGCAGGAAGCGCGTCTTGCCGAACTGACCGAAACAATGCAGGTCAAGAAGAAGAAACGCGATGAGAAGCGCGAGGCCACCACTCGTCAGAATGCCGAGGTTCGTGCATTGGAAATGCTTGACCGCGAGGTGGACGATGTAGAGAACTTTGACGATATGGGCATTGACGCAATCCTTGTGGACGAGGCCCACGAATACAAGCACCTCGGTTTCGCCACCGCCATGCAACGCGGAGTAAAGGGCGTTGACCCCTCATACAGCAAGAAGTCGCAGGGCGTGTTCCTTAAGGCACAAGCCGTCATGGAGCGCAACAACGGACGCAATGTAGTGTTCGCCACCGGTACGCCTATCTCCAACACAGCCGCCGAGATATGGACGTTCATGCGCTATCTCATGCCAGTTGACACGATGAAATCCTACGGCATCTACTACTTTGACGATTTTGTCCGCAACTTCGGCAACATCGCGCAGATGGTAGAGTTCTCGACCAATGGCAAGTTCAAAGAGAACAACCGCTTCGCAGGATATGTGAACCTGCCCGAACTCGTGCGTATATGGAGCAGTGTCGCCGATACTGTTCTCACACGCGAGGCAGGCGGTGTAAGCGACAAGATTCCCGACATGGAAGGCGGTAAGCCGCAGGACATCTACCTGCCGCAGACCCGCGCCCTGCGCAGTGTCATGAAGTACGTCAAGGCAGAACTTGACCGCTACGACAAGATGACTGGCAAGGAAAAGAAAGAGAACAGCCATATTCCGCTCACGATGTACGGCATTGCAAAGGCAGCCGCCGTTGACGTGCGCCTTGTCGTTCCCAACGCCGAGGATGACCCCAACAGCAAGACCAATGCGACCGTGCGCGAAACCTTGCGCTCACTCCGCGACAGCGAGAAATACAAAGGCACAGTCGCAATCTTCTCCGACAACTATCAGAATAAGCAGAGCGGATTCAACCTCTATGAGGATATTCGCAAGAAACTCATAGCCGAGGGCGTTCCTGCCGAGCAGATAGTTGTCATCAAGCCGGGCATGACTGTCAAGAGGAAACTGGACATCTTCGAGAAAGTCAACGCAGGTGAAATCCGTGTCATCATGGGTTCAACCTTTACTCTCGGTACTGGCGTGAACATACAGGAACGCCTGCACACCCTCATCCATGTGGACGCGCCCAACCGACCGATGGACTACACACAGCGCAACGGACGCGCCCTGCGACAGGGCAACCTGCACAAGGATATGGGCATACCCGTCCGCATTATCCGCTTCGGTGTTGAGGACAGCCTTGACGTTACCGCATATCAGCGTCTTAAAACCAAAGGCGCGATAGCCGATTCAATCATGAACGGCTCAAAGATGATGCAGAACTCAATGGAGAACCGCGTACTGGAAGAGGAAGAAGATTCTTTCGGCGACATGACCGCGCAGCTTTCGGGCAGTGAGTATGCCATACTGAAGAATCAAGCCGAGCGCGAGGTGCGTAATCTTACTGCCAAGCAGAAAGGTCACGACCTCGATCAGATTTATGTTCACAACCAGTTGCCAAAGGTTGAGGGCTTCATCAAAGGTGCTGAACGCCGTATCGAGATTGAAACCAAGAACCTTGAAATAATCGGCTCACACTTCCCCGACGGCACTATCAAGAAGATAACCATCGGCAAACTCACATTCGATAGCGTAGCCGCTATGGAGGATTTCTTCAAAGAGCAGAACGCCAAGATGAACGAGGCGGCCGAGAATGTCCGTGAGGGTGCTGACAACTACACCAGTAAACTTGTGGTTGATGTTGACTGCTTGAAATTCGAGGTCACAACGACCGTCAGCCGAACCGTTGACAGCAAGGGGCAAGGCACTCTGACGTTTGAGCCGGAGCGCAACGTGACATACTCCTGCGAGGAACTCGGCATCAAAGACCAAGCCATCAAGGGCAACCGCCTAAAGAACATCATGCAGAAAATATCCGAGGACATTGTGACAGGCAGAGAAAGCCGTGAACTCCTTAGCAGGGGTCAACAGCAACTCGCCCATTACACCGAGGAACGCACTCAACTTGAACAGCGCAACGGCCGTGAGTTCCCATATAAGAAGGAACTGGCAGAAGCGAAAGAGCGTCTTGCCAAGTATGAGGAAGCCATGAAGAAAGAATTGGCAGAGAAAGAAGCCAAGTATGCCGAACTTGACAAGTCGGTAGAAACCGCTTCGGACATCACTCTGACCGATGAGGACAGCACGGACACACCGACCACCGGGGACGGCAACAAGTACCGCCTTGTCGCCGAGCGCGAGCTGCTTGACTTCCTTGACGCACAGCCGTTGAAGAAAGGCTACCGCTATTCGCAGTGGGCTAACATGGGCGTATTGCCACCTATGACCGCCAAGCAGAACGGTGAATGGCGTGCGCCGATGATATTCAGCAGTTGGGAGCAGAGCGAAGAGGGTATGCGCAAGGAGAATGGCAAAGCCGACCTTGTGCAGGGCAACGGACGCACCACCGGGGATGTGGCATACAATCCATATTTCCATATCCGTACCTCTCCGCTCAACGACCAGTTCACAGCCGCCTACGACCGCCCCGAACTTCTTGTTGTAGAGGGTTACTACCCCGAAAGCGAGGAAACGAGCGGCTATCAGGCCGAGGGCGCAAAGGATTCCGTAGGTCTTATGGACTGGCACAGCGGAAGCGTCAACGGTCAGTTGAGCGATGACACAAAGGTTCAGACCATGCTGTCGCGCTATTTCAAGCCGGGGCGCATTGTTCCGTGGAGCGAGGTTGCAGACCTCATCATGGAGCGCGTGGGCGACCAAAAGATTACGTTCCCCATAAATGCCGTTCCCCCGATGCTCCGTGCCGAACTCGCCAAGCGTGGCGCAAAGTTCGGTGACATCAGCGGAAGTGTGGCAGAAGCCGACATACCGATGCTCAATGAACTGCGCGATCGAGTGAACGCAGGCGAATGGGATGCAGGTCTTGAAAAGGCACGCGCCTACATTGACGCTTACGAATCATCGGCCGAAGCAAAAGAAGCGCGTGTCGCTGACCTATCGGCAAGAGCCAATACACCGGTCCGCATCGTGAGAACACAGGAAGAAGCCGATGCACTCCCCACTCGCAGAGAGAGGCGTGCCAAAGGTTGGTGGAGCGCAAAGGATGATGAGGTTGTCATCGTCCTGCCCAACAATGTCAATGTAGCCGATGTGGACAATACGTTTGTCCATGAGGTTGCAGGTCACAAGGGTTTACGTGCGCTCGTTGGTGAGGAACGCTTCGATGAATTCCTCGGTGAGATTTACAGCCATGCCTCCAATCCTATCCGCAAAGTCATTGACAAGATGACCGACAGAATGGTAAGCGAGGAAGCCGACCGCCTGCGCGTGCGCAAGGCACAGGCCCATGAGCGTGCCGGGAAAGATGTGAACGCCAACTATTACACCGACATGGCAGAGGCGCGTGTTGAGGCCGAGAAGAAGCGCGAGGAGTTCCGCAAGGAATCCACCGAAGAATATATGTCAGACCTCGGCGGCCGTATCGGAAGCGAGGGCTTTGAAAAGATGAGCCGTGACGAGATGACGCTTTGGGGCAAAATCAAAGCGAAAGTGCAGGCTTTCCTTGACAAGTTCCTGCGCGGTCTGAAAATCGCCAAGAGCATACGCCTCAACGATAAAGACCTTTCCTACATCCTCTACAAGTCATGGAAGAACCTGCGCAAGAAAGATGTCTTTGCTGATGCAGAGGACGTTGTAATGCGCAGACGGACCGGCTATGACGCTGACGAAGTGACCCGATTCCGTGACCCCGGCCTGGGACTGGAAGAAACCATTACCAAAATGAAAGCCGAGGCAATGCAGGCTAACGCAGGCAACTTGCAGGCGAAGCGCGATGCAATGCGTGCTATCGACGGCAACCTCAACCACCTGCGTCAGGCAATGGCACGTCAGCGCGAGTATGACATTACGACCGTCAAGAGCGTTGCCGACCTCGCCCGTGTCCTCATGGACAATAACCTGCTTGATGATTTGAGCAAGTATGAAACCAAGAGAATACTGGGAGCAATCAACAATGTCGTTGGCAAGCAGGACGTGAGCCAGTATGTTCAAAAGGTCATGGACATCATGGTTGACAATCAGCTGCGCATGGGGGCAAACACGCTGGGCAGGCTATTGAGCATTCGCGGTAGCCGTGTTGATGCACGTGGTATCGAGGTGCAGGGCGAACTTGATCCGGACGGACAGCGCATAGCGCAGGTGGTGAGAAAGTCAACTTCCCTGCCCAAAGATGACATTGACAACCGTATTGCCGAAGCCATCAACCGCATGAGCAGTACCGACCAAGCCATTGCAGACGATGCAACGATTGAGTATGCAGGTCTGCAAATAGCACGCCAGTATGTTGAGGACATCACCGAGAGCAAAGCAGAGGAAAAGGCCCTGCGCGACTCCATAAAGGAAGCAAAGGAAGCCAAGGATGCAGGTCAGATGACCGAGGACGCATACCGCCAGTATGTAGAATCCACCGAGGACGCTATTCGTCAGAATAAGATTGAGCGTGCCGAGGCGTTCCACTCCCTCGTTGAGCAGGTCGGCGGTGTTCTGAGCGAAAGTGTTGAGCGTGCAAAGGCATGGCGTGAAGCCGAGAAACAGCGCGTTGAGGAAATCCACCACAACGCCAACTCCGACATGGAAGGCAGACCGACCGATGAACACCACAAGGATGACCGAATGCAGAAAATGGCGAACAATAGTTTTGCCCGATTCCTGCTTTCGCCTCTCGCTACATTCGACCAGATGTTGCGAATGTTCGGTAAGAAGAACTCAAGGGGCGAGGGCTATCTGTGGAACCGTTATATGCGCGACTGGGTGACCGCCACCGAAAAGGAGTACATCGGGTATCGTGACGCACTAAAAGTCCTTGACGCTAAAGTCAGCGAGATTTATGGCAAGGATATGACGTGGGGCGACCTCTTCACTATTGACCGCAAACTGCCGAAAGCGTCCGTAAGATTCTTTGACGGCGGTGAGATGAAAGACCACGAACTGACGCAGGGCAACCTGCTCTACATCTACATGGCTGACAAGATGAGTGACGGCCGTATGAAACTGCGCCGTATGGGTATCACCGAGGAAGATATTGAGGACATCATGAATTTCCTTGACCCGAAATTCATGCAGCTTGCAGACTGGATGCAGGAAGAGTTCCTTGTTGACAAGCGCAACGAGTACAACGAGGTTCACAAGCGTATGTTCGGCGCGTCAATGGCCGCTATCGAAAACTACTTCCCCCTGAAGATACTTGCCAACGCAAGACTGGAGGATGTGGACGTGGCAGACGATACAACCGACACCGCCCTGCCTGCAACCTCAACTGGCAGTATCATCAAGCGCAAACGCAACAATCTCGCCCTTGACGTGACCGGTGCCAATGCGTTCTCGGTAATTCTCGATCATCTTCAGCAGATGGAGCGTTGGGCCGCTTTTGCTGAGTTCAACCGCGACCTAAACACCCTGCTTTCATACAAGCGTTTCCGCAACCAAGTGATGAACATGAGCAGTGTGTACGGCGCAGGCAAGACGCTGTGGAATAATTTCCGCAATGTATGCAGTATGGCCGCAGGCGCATATCGTCCACCGATTGCAACTCTTGACAAATCAGCAGTCAATATCGCCAAAGGTGTTACAGCCGCAAAGGTAAGTTTCCGAGTATTCACGGCATTAAAGCAGTTCCTTTCGATGCCTGCCTATGCTTCGGACAGCAATCCATTATACCTTGCCGCCAATATCGCCAACCCGATAGGCGCATGGCGTTGGTCAATGGAGAATCTTCCGCTGTTTGAGAAGCGTTGGCGCAGCCGTATGGCAGGCGACCCGCGCCTGCTCAAATCCGAAATGGACTGGAAGATGTGGCGTAGCCGTGTCGTTGAACTCGCCTCGCGTGTCGGCATGGCCCCTAATGCCTTTGTGGACGCTCTGACAGTCGCAATCGGCGCACACGCCATGTATCAGACCAAACTCGCCAAGTACAAGCGTCAGGAATATGACCCCGATGTTGCAGAGGAAAGAGCGAAGCAGGATGCAACAATCCTCTTCAATCAGACCCAGCAGTCAAGCGAGGGCGCGTTCCTCTCCACCATGCAGGTTGACCGCTCATGGTTGAGCGTACTGTTTACCGTGTTCCGCAACTCGTCAATGTCGTACACCCGACAACTCTATGATTCAATACGCAACATCGGCCGCAGACTTACACCCGGCTATAAGGCGATGTCGGAAGAGTTCATGGCAAAGCAGATGAGGCGTGACGGCATAGACCCCGACAAGGCAGACCGCAACGCAAAGCAGGAATACCGCCGGGGTATCATACGCGACCTTGTGCGTGTCGGAATCTTCGGCTACGTCCTGCAACTCGCATGGAACTTGGGCGCATACCTGCCATACCTCATCTTCGGCGATGACGATGACGAGAAAGATAAGATGTGGGATGACGTATTCACGCACACCATGTTCGGAAGCATTGAGGGTCTGACTGGCGGTGATGTGTACAGCAACACGCTCAACGCATGGGCAAAAGGCGAAAAGATAACTCCGTGGGTTGCATCGAAAGATATGCCGTTGTCAAGCGACTTGGAAAACATCTGGTCAAAGTGGAACACTGACGAGGTTTCCGCGATGAACGATGTTATCAACCTGCTTGTGCAGTCGGCAGTCGGTGTCAATCCCCAGTCTTTGACTGACGCTGTCGTTGCCGTCATGGACGTGTGCGGTGATGATGCACAGACCTCACGCGAGTGCGCCCTGCTCATGACAAGGATTATCAACTGTCCGCAGAGCCAACTTGACAAAATCTATTTTGACGAGTTGGGAGCGACCGGAGAAGAGACAAGCCAAATGACCCCTTACGAAATCGCCGAGCGTTATGCCCGATACAAAGTAAGGCGTGGCGCACCTTTGACCGGTTGGGCCTACGGCAACGAACAGCGCGAGAAAATCATGGACAAGTACCGCAAGAAGAGCAACACTCTTGCCAAAGAGAGGCTGACGCGCGAAACTGATACGCAGGCAAGTCCGAACATGACCCAGTGGCTTGAAGAGTTTGAGGCGACCAAAGACCGCGTCAGCGACATCAAGAAAGTCAAGAGCCGTGACGAGGACCGTTACTATGAACTGCTCGATCAACTGGAAGCAACTCCCGAATTCAGTCGTTACGAAATCATCAGAGCATACAAGCATGATGTTGACGAGTTGACGAAAGAGTGGCTCAATGCGAGGACGGCAGCACAGCGCGACTCCTGCTCACAGGCGATACTGACGCTCAAACGCGAAATGGTAAGAGAATTGAGTGACACGCAACAATAGTTAAATGATTGTGGACGATGCGAGGTATTACCTTTGCACCGTCCACAACATACCAACCGACAATGGCAAAGAAGAAATTACATAAAGCAAGCCGCGTGATGCCCAAGAATGAAATGGACAGCGTGGCACACAGCAAGGGCCTGGGACGTAACCGCGCCTATGATGTTCTTTGGCAGGCTCAGCAGTATTGGCAGGCGATGGAAACATTCCGTCAAGACCGAGAACGCAACAAGAACTACAGCTACGGCAGGCAGTGGGATGATTTGATATGCGTTGACGGCAAGATGATGAGGGAAGAGGACTACATCAAGTCGCAAGGCAATGTCGCACTGAAGAACAACCTTATCCGGCGACTGGTGCAGGCTGTACTGGGCGTCTACCGTAGTCAGGCCAAAGAGCCGACCTGCACGGCGCGTGACCGCGACGAGCAGAAATACGGTGAAACCATGTCAACCGTCCTGCAATGCAATATGCAGCTCAACCGCATGACCGAGATTAACGCCCGATGCATGGAAGAGTTCTTAATCTCCGGCTTTGTGGTACAGCGCAAGTGGTATGGCTGGCGCAATGATAAACTGGATTGTTGGACGGACTATGTTCAGCCTAACAATTTCTTTATAGATAACAATATGCGCGACTTCCGAGGTTGGGACGTATCCTGCCTCGGTGAGGTGCATGACGTATCGTTTGAAGAATTGTGTGAACGGTTCGCGCATAATCCGGCAGACTACAAACGTCTTGCGGATATATACAAAGATGCCCGTGACAAGAATGTATTGGGCGCGGCATTTGAATCTTTCGGTCATCCGTTGCAGGGATACTATGATTTCCTCGTTCCACGCGACATTACCCGATGCCGTGTGATTGAGGTGTGGCGCAAGGAGAGCAAGCCTCGCTACCGCTGTCACGATGTCAACAACGGCGATGTGTTCAAAATCGAACTGGAGGACTATGAGGAATTTGTCGGCAGTGTAAACCGAGAGCGAAAGCGCGAGGCACAGGAACTTGGCATGGACGAGAGTGATGTTCCGCTGATTCAGTGCGAATGGTTCATGGATTCCTACTGGTATTATTATCTACTCACTCCTTTCGGCGATATACTGGAGGAGGGAGAAACGCCCTACGAACACAAGAGCCACCCATACGTTTTCAAGGCGTATCCGTTCATTGACGGCGAGATTCATTCATTCGTCAGCAACGTGATCGACCAACAGCGTTACACCAACCGCCTCATCACGATGTACGACTGGATTATGCGTGCGAGTGCAAAGGGTGTGCTTCTCTTCCCGGAGGACTGCCTGCCCAAAGGAATGACAATCGAAGATATTGCAGACGAGTGGGCGCGGTTCAACGGCGTGATAATGATACGACAGCCAAAGGCAGGCACAGCCCTGCCACAGCAGGTTGCCAACAACTGCACGCAGATAGGCATAACCGAGTTGCTGAATATGCAGCTGAAATTCTTTGAGGACATATCGGGCGTGAACGGAGCATTGCAGGGCAAGCCCGGCTATTCGGGAATGTCGGCAAGCCTCTACAATCAGCAGGCGCAGAACGCAACAACCTCGTTGCTTGACCTGCTCGATACGTTCTCTTCGTTCATCAGAGATGGCGCGACAAAGGATGTCAAGAACATTCAGCAATACTACGATACTCCGAGAGTGTTCAACATCGCAGGCAAGAACTCGGCAATCGTTGAGTATGACCCACGGAAAATCCGTGACGTTGAGTTTGACCTGTCAATTGTCGAAAGTACGTCAACGCCTGCATACCGCGCAATCGTGAACGATATGCTGATGGAGTTGTGGAAAGCGCAGGCAATCTCCGTAGAGCAGTTGCTTGAACACGGCGACTTCCCATTTGCGGACGGACTGTTGCAGAGCATCAAGAGCCAACGCGAACAACTGGAGCAGGGTCAGATGCCCGAAGGGATTTCGCCCGAACTGGCACAGCAGGCACAGCAGGGCGCGAATATGCAAGCCGCACAGCAGGCACAGCGTATGCTTGCAGCATAAATTGGTGTGTTAAGCAGCGCAATATGCGAAAAATGATTATCTTTGCAGAAAATAATCTCAGCGCATGAACAACAGAATATTGAAACAATATGTTGATGGAGAATCTCACTCCGAAGAGTACGACACTCTGATTCCCCGTAGAATCGAAGTGTTGGGATGTCGGTCTTATGCAGATTGCACCTATGTGGAAACTGTAAGATTTACTTTCGATATTGGGAATGGGAAAGGAAGCGTGCCTATGCCCATCACAAAAAAGATAGTAGAACTTGATATAGAAACTGGGTATCTTCCTGACGAAAGAGTTAAGGGAAACTTAATGGTACTTTTGTCAAGATTCAAAATATTCCAGTTGGAGCGACTGATAGAAGCATTCTTCTATCGTAAATATTATAGCCCTATCTTTTAACAAAAGATACACCAATCAGAAAACGGCCTCGGAAACGGGGCCTTTTCTTTTTTTCGCCGGTCCATGCTGTTTGGGGATAATCCGAGGCATATCCATTTCATAGAAGCAGATGTGCATACCGATAGCGCGTGTCATGAGCAAGTCATCATGCTTGCCGATGATTGCCCCATACGCGCCGTTCTGTTTACGCTCATAGGTAAGATATTCATCCAGACACCGCTTGTCGCGTTCCGTGTAGAGGTGTTCGCGTATGACCTTGACGAGCGTTGATATAATCATCGGCTTTGTGGCAATGTTGGTATGGAAGCCATATTTGCGCGGAACGCCCTGCCTAATCTCGTCCTCGGACTGACGGCGTGCATAAAGGTTGGGATAGATAGTTGAAATCTGATTGAGGATATATTGCGACTGGTCGCCACCCTCAACCTGCCTTTCGCGGTCATGTGTTTCCAGTGTGTTGCTCTCAATGACAAGGAGCGATTCATTGTAGTAAGCTGCCACCTGCGCAGCTTTCCACGCGAGGCGGTCAATGTCGCAATGTCCGTACCATTGGGCGACAACAGCCGGGCGACCGCCCTCTATCATGTTCAGACGGTCGATAACAAGAATAACAGACCAGTCGGCTTTTGCAGAGCGACCGCCCACGTCAACGACCGTAAGGTATCGGTCGGTTATCTCCACCTCGTCATCATCTTCGGGTTTGACCCAAATGCAGAACTGCCCCTGCCTGTCCTCATGGAAGCGCAGGTTCTCAAGAGCCTTTTCGCCCTCGTCACTATCCGCATATACATCGCCGATGTAGCGCGGAGGACGGCAGGCGTTTTCAAATTCTTCGACTTGATATTTGTCGAATACCATTGTGCCGGAATGAACGAAAGCCTCAACATCGTCAGAGGGGAACTCGGAAGCCATTATGCCGTGGTCGTTCTTACCGCTACGCTCCTTGATGTACCAGTTGATTGCTTCCAGTGACGCACCCTTTTCCCACAGCCACCAAAGATATTTTCCGCACTCTTCACGCGATGACAAAACATTGTCATTCTCTCGGTTGTCGTAGAGCCATTTTGCAAATTCGCGCAACTCTTCGCCACTCTCAAACGGCAGAGAATATTGCTCGATCTGAAACCACGCTATAAACAATGCCTCAAACTGGGACGGAGTATTAGGGTCAACGGCCGCAGAATATTCGGTGTGGAAGAAATTACCAGTACCATTAGCGGTAGATTCCATAACAATCATAGTGAGCGGACGCAAGAGAATACCCGAGCAGGCAGAGCGCACAATATCTTCGGGAGATTTGCCGTCAGTCTTTTTCCATATTCCGACCTCGGAGAGGTGGACGAGCGAATAAGCACCGCCACGGCAACCGTCAGGACGTTCGGCAGTACCAATCTTAATCTTGCAGTTGCGCTGTGGCACGCGCGATGTTGAGCCGGACTTACCGACACCGACCATTTTAGGCGCGTTCTTATCGTAAGACGCGCCCATGTCGTAGAGCAATTCAATCGGGTATTCCTTAATCATCGTGTCGAACATATCCTTGATTTCATCGGATGCCGTGCCTTGATGTGCGATGATAAGGGAGTTCAGTCCTCGCTTGTGAAAGAACTGCAACCATGCCATATATAACTGGGTCGTAGTGGAGCCGCCCCACTGACGTGCTTTCAGCAGGATAAGACGAATAGGCAACCCTGCCTTGCGCTTCTCTTCAAAGCGCGACACCAGTATGCGTTGCGGATAGCGTAGCCGGAACAGCACGTCAGAACCTGCATCCTTGTTGTGAATCCACACAAGGGTTGCGGCCCAAAAGGGAAAATCGTGCCGATAGCGCAGGCGTATAAACTTCTCGGAAACCTTGTCATGGTCTGTGTCGTTCGGCTCAACGTGCAGGACATCCGAAAGAAATCTATCAATAGAGCCTGCCTTAACCAGTTTGCTGACAAAGGGGATGGACATCATTTCCGCAGGCAACCACTGGATAGGCATGACGAAATCGGAGATAGATACCTTGACCCTTTCCCCAATAGAACCATCTCCAGTAATCGGGTTGAACGAAGCATACATCACCTCATTACGGCGGTCATTCTCCGTCAATATCTTCTTGTCTATATCGGTCAAACTGCTTGTCATACCAACCATTCTTAATGCGGTATATGAATTCTCCTACTGTGCGAGGTGTAAGATAGAATTTCGGCGCAGGCTGATGGACAACCTTAAACACCAGTTCAAAGAGCGATTTATCGGGGTGCAAATCGCGGAGAGCCAAGTACCTGCGAAATATCTCTTCAAACATCTCGCGTTTGTTCTGACGCATACGCGAAAAGGGCTTTCCAACCAACATACGCGCCACCTCCACGGCGGCCCGCTCTTCGGAAACCCAAAAGCGTCTTGCAGGTGATTCAGCCACCTTCTCAAAAATTTCGGGCATAATAATGTAATTCGCCAAGGCGAGTTGCTCACGATACGCACGCATGAGGTCATCATTACGCTGGCTTGTGAAATCCATTATAGAGCCGAAATGTTTAGCCATCTATTCCATTGCGATGTTGATTGGTAGTTCCTATGCAAAGTTAACCAATTCACGTCACAAAACTTAAAAGTCGCGCCCGAATTTATAGACTTATTTTTGCGCATAGATAATGACCCAACCATAAGATTTTCAAAATAATGGCTGATACTAACGAAGTTAAGAGCAGGCGCGACCAACACCTTGAACGGCTGCGCAAGAAATACCCCGAAAAGAAATTCGAGGATGATGAGGAAATCTACGGACAGATTTCCGATGATTACGACAATTACGAGGCAGAGTTGGAGGGGTATCGCGGCAGGGAGAAATCTCTGTCGGATATGTTCGCGGCCGACCCTCGCAGTGCGCAGTTCCTCACCGATATGCACAACGGCACTGACCCGGTTCTCGGTCTTGTGCGCAACTTCGGCGTGGAAATCAAGGACGTGCTTGACGACCCCGAAATGCAGGACAAGATTGCCGAAGCCAACAAGGATTATGTCGAGCGCGTAGCCAACTCCAAGAAACTGGACGAAGAGTATGAGAAGAACATGGACACCACTCTTGAAACTCTCCGTCAGTTCCAGTCCGAGCGAGGCATGAGCGATGAGCAGATTGACAAGGCCGTAGAACTCCTACTCGGCATAGTCCGTGACGGCGTTATGGGCAAGTTCAGCACCGAAACTCTTGACATGGCCTGCAAGGCTCTCAACTACGATGCCGATGTAGCGGCCGCAGGTGAAGAGGGAGAGATAGCAGGACGCAACGCCAAGGTTGTGGAAAAACTGCGCAAGAGCAAGAAAGGTGACGGCACAGCACCAATCGGAGGCAAGAACGGACAGGGCGCGGCACCGACGCGCAAGGAGCAGTCTATGTTTGACCTCGCCAACGAAGCCATGTAGTCATGGACGGCGTTGTGGTACACTGCCCCGATGAGGGCTATAAGGTAACACCGACAAAAGGTTCGGCAGGAATCCGCAGTCATGTTGCAGGCGCGACCGCTTCCGTCAGCAATCTTGCATCCGCGACTGGTGGAATAGGCAAAGGCAATTTCATTGAAAACGACAATAAATAAATCTTTAATCTCAAAATTTTTCCAACCATGGACGGAGAAACAGTAAATGTTGGTGGTACAAATCCCACCCCGACCCCCGGCTCAGCCGGAGTCAGTTCGCAGGTAAGCGGAGCAGCCGCTACTGTGAGCAATCTCGCAGGGGCAACTGGCGGCATTGACGGTGGCAACCTCGTGCAGCCCGACCTTGACGAAGAACTCTACAAGTTTAAGGGCGATGACACCCCTCTCATGCAGATTGCGCTGAAAGCAAAGCGTGTCAAGGTAACATCGCCCGAAGTTGACCACTACATGATTGACGAGCCTCGCACCTGCGTGACCACAACCGCCGCCGTTGCCAAAGGCACAAGCAATCAGTTCGTAGTTTCCCTTGACGGCGACGACCAGCAGATTCCGCGCCCCTACGGCACGTTGCTTGCCGTTGGTGTTGACGGATATACTGAGGACGGAAGCAAGGCAACGCCCGGCAAAGACCTCATGCTGTTTGTTGTCGGTCACGACCCCACAACAGGCAACCCCATCTGTCGCGCCGTGAACGGTCCCAAGTCAACCACCGATGCCGAGTATTGCACCACACCTGCAATTCCCGCCGGAACGAAACTCATTCTGCTCGGCAATGCGCTCTATGAAACGCAGAAGAAGGTTGACCCCGACCTGTTCGTTCCGCAACCCACTCGCGTGTTCTTGCAGAAGCGTGGCATGAACCGCATCGTGTCGGACTACTTCGATGCCGTCAAGAAGCGTATCCCATTCACCAAGGCTATCATCGCCGAGGCCGCACTCACCAAGTTCAAGTGCGACACCAATCGTTCCCTGCTTGCCGGACGCAAGGGCAAGATTAAGGTGAACACACCCGAAGTCGGCGTGCAGGACATCTACTTCTCCGAGGGCGTGCGCTATCAGGTGAAGAAAGAGATTCAGCACATCGGCAAGTGGACTTACGAAGAGTTCATCGCCCTTGCCAAGATGTTCTTCACCGGCGAGGACGTTCCGAGCAGTGGCCTGGCCCTCTGCGGCAAGAACTTCCTTGAGAACATCCAGTGCATCGACTTCTCGAAGCACCCGGAGGTCAAGATTGACGTCAAGACCAACAAGTTCGGATGGACCGTTACCGCCATTCACACCGTGTTCGGCGACATCGAGTTCAAGCGTGAGCCGACCTTTGACCGCCTCGGATGGAGCAACTCGGCATTCCTGCTTTCGCCCGACCGCCTTGTGCGTTACGTTCTCGCCGCCGAACACTCATCGTCTGACCGCGTGGAGGGCGAAGAGGCAACACGCGAGAGCATTCTCACATGGGATGCAATCGCCCTCAAAGGCTCTTGCCACTTATGGATCAACGGCGAGGACACCACCGCCAACGACAACGTCAATGAGGACGCAGCCCACTATCTGTTCTATGAAGGCTCTACCGCACCCGAATCCCCGGTTGACGGCGGTATCTACTACCTGCTTAGCGACTGCCCCGGTATCGCGGTCACCGCTGTCAAGGGTACGCTTTGGCGTGCCAAGAACACCACCACTACCACAGGTGAAGGTGCTTCGGCGACCACCAAGACCACAACAACGTGGAGCGAGTATGAGGTTGGCGATGTAATCAGCGTCTAAGCCCATCAAGACTAAGTAAACAACAGAGAGGCGGACTGGTAGAAATGCCGTCCGCCTCTTTTAATAAATGCCATAACGATGAAAAAAAAGAGAATAACTTACGGCGTGTCGGGCATGATGGAATATCAGAGCATCATCCGCTTCGGTAAGAATACCCTCAAGGTAACATTTACCGGAGGCAGTATGAATGCCATCGGCGTGACACCTGCCACATACACCACCAGTAGTTTCCTCATTCAGCAGGCAATAGAGAACAGCAACGAGTTCAAGCGCGGACGCATCCGCATTGTCCGAACCATAGAACTGGATGAAGAAATCCACATCGAGCGACCCAAGCCTGCTACTGCAATCGCAGAGCGGCGCAATCCTACGCCCACACCCACGCCCACGGCAGAAGCCGAGAAAGTCCCCGAAACTACCGAGGAAGCCGAAGCCGCCGAGGTCAACGCCGAAGACGGCGCGACATCAGAGGAACAGCCCGAAGAATCCGCGCCGACCGCACCGCTCACGCAGGTGGAGTTTTCCTGCAACGATGACGCAAAGGACTACCTTGAGCAGACTTTCGGCTACGTCCGTAGCAAGCTGCGCAACCGCGAGGACATCATCAACGCAGGCAAGGCCCACAACGTAGAGATAATCTTCGTGTAAACGTCCGGCGATATGGTGTACAAAATCCTGCAAATTGCGCGTGATGTTCGCATAGCCATAGACCAAAATATGACAAGCGAACAGCTTATAGCGACGGATGATATTGAAACGCTGTCGCTTGAAGAAATCATACGCTCCAAAATCGTTGAAGCCGTGCGGAGAGTTGAGACCGCCGCTCCTGTTCAATTTTTGGAAGAGGGCCACGACTTTTCGAGCGGTATATATTGGAATGGAGACGGAAGTGGCTGGGTATTGCTGCCCGACGACTTCATGCGTCTTATAGCCTTTCGTATGAGTGACTGGGAGCGCACCGTGTATGAGGCCATTTCGGTTGATGATCCGCTGTATGCAAAACAGTCGTCGCGATATAAAGGCATACGCGGTAATGTACAGAAGCCAGTATGTGCCATTGTCAACAGGGCGGAGGGTAAGGCTCTTGAGTTCTATGCCTGTAAAGACAATACAGCCATGATAGTGCGAGCCGGGTATGTGACATATCCGAGCATAGACAAGGATGACGGCATAGACATCAGCGAGAAATGCTACACGGCAGTTGTATACACCGTGGCTGCATTAGTATTAACCACCTACGGCGAAGCTGAAAAAGCGTCAGCATTAACCGAATTAGCTAAATCAATCTTACAGTAATGAGTTCAATACCGACAAAACAGATAGACGGTGATGTTGCGGTAGGGCGCAATGTGTCAGCCGGGGGTAACGCCGTAGTGCGCGGATGTGTCACTATAGGGCACAATCTGAAAGTTGAAGGATGGCTGCATGCGCCCAACATCAAGGGTGCGTGCAAGGGCTATTTTTTGAGCTTAACAGATTTGAACGATGCATATCCCGCGCCGGCAGACGGAGACTATGCATTTGTGAGCAAATCCGGGCTACCCGGACCGATATACATAGCCAAAAACGGCGTATGGACAGATAGCGGTAAGACAGGCGGTCCCTCATTAGACAGCAACGACATAGATGACTTAAGGAAGGAAGTGGCGGAATATTCCGGCAGCATAGACGCCATCGACAAAGCCCAGGAGAAACTAAGGGCAGACTTTGACACTCACGTGCAAGATGCATCAAAGGAGCTTGCGGCCGTCAAAGCCACTGCGGATACTGCAGCTGCAGAAGTCGCTATAGCCAAAGAGCAGGCAGCGGCAGCCGTTTCGACTGCTAACGAAGCCAATACGACTGCTAACGAAGCCAAGAACGCGGCGCAGAGCGCCAACGACAAGGCCAATGCCGCCAAGAGTGCGGCAGAGACTGCCAATACAACGGCGTCGGCGTCGGCCAAGAGTGCCGCGGCGGCGGCCGAGACAGCAGCCGGAGCGGTGACAGCCATAAACACGCTGAAGACAGAAAATACCGCAGACCATGCGGCGATACGGAAGGAGGCTACGGATGCGCTGGCGGCACACGAGACGGCTGATGCAGCCGACCATGCGGCGATACGCAAAACTCTCAGTGATAGTCTGGCGAGCGCTAAGCAAGAGCAGCACGACACGCTTGGCATCAGCGGCATCGTGGCCTTTGACGGCTTTGTTGGAGACGTGTCGAACGATACTTCGGAGACGGCTGCGCCGATAGTGCGCGACCCTCGAGGCAAAGTGCAGCAGGGCGCGGCGACAGTGCATTTTTCGACTGCTGACGGCAACTTCTTAATCAAGCAGGACGTCTATTATCCAATATGGGAGGATGATTATTTGTGGCAAGACAGCAATCAAGTGCCGTGGAGAGACAAGTCGTATTACAATGTCAACGATGGCAAGCTGTACAAGATTGGCTCAGACAATCAGTTGCACGAGATAGCACTGACCAAGCTGCGCGACGACACAGGCATCTTGCCGTGCAAGGTGCGGACGGCTGCGCCGCTGGCTGAGCCGACAACCGGGTATCCGACTGCGCATAATTACACGATATGGTGGTCGCAGACGACCAAGGCGTTTTTTGCGGCACTCGGCTATGAAGCAGCGCAAGGCGATGTGATAGAAGGCTGCGAGTATTATCCTCTCAGCGTCTGCGATGAGTACTATGATTATTGTTCGGTGACAGTTAGCGGAAGCACACAGACCGCCGTGCCGCGTGCAGACCGCATATATCGCAGCGGCAACGACCTGTGGCAATATGACTCGGCTGCCGGGGAAATGGTCAAGCTCGGCGATGTCACGGGCAAGGACTTGGCGATACGATACTTGGAGTGTGGCGATGCGACTTTACAAGGTGATGTCGAGGTTACCGGCTATTTGGAGGTTGACAACGGTCTGACAGTGCAGAACGGACTGATGGTGGAGAACTCCGACATAACGGTTGCCGGAGGAGACATCCACGTGCAGGGCGAAGCCGAACTTGGCTCGGTCAAGACTACCGGCGACATCACGGCTAACGGCAAAGTGTCAGGGATTGTCGTCCACGGCGACAGCGCTACGTTCTGCCAAGGCGAAGAGGTCAAGATTGACGTTGACGGCAATATCAGCACCGAGGGATCGCTTACGGTGAGCAAAGGCATAGAGGCGGATAGCATCGTGAGCCGAGGAGGGCTTACGGTTGGCACGTCCTTGACAGCAGCTTCGGGTGAAATAAGTGGCGACCTGCTGGTCGGGACGCTGTCTGTCGACAGCGACATTACAGCCGAGAACATCACCGCTAATGGCAACATCAATGCAGGCTTTCTCACGGTCAAACACACGGCCACTCTCTCCGATACAACGATACGCGGAGACATCACATTCGACGGTGGGAGTGTGTCCGTGGATAGCGGGTCTCTCGCGGTCGCAAGCGGTGCAGGCTTCTACGCCGACAACATCAACGCCGTGCGAATAGACGGACGTATAGATTTCGTGTTCCACGGCATACGGCAGAGCCTGCCTACGGACTACACTGCCGTAGCGCAGTCTGTTTCGCCCAAGACGCGCGTGGATGGCAGCTCGTATGATATATTCTACATCCGCGACAAAAAGCGCTTTGTGGCTGTTGACGATGCGACCAAGACTTACGCCGAGCGTTTTTATGACGAGGAGAAGTACAACATCATCACCAACAACAAGCCGACCACGCCGCGCACTGACCGCGCATGGCGATGGGGTGCAGATGCCTACAAATACGACACAGAAGCGTATATCAGTGCTTACAATGGCAAGGGCAACGACAAATACGGCGCAGACCTCGTATGCGTAACGGATGCAGGCAAGGCGCTGTTTGTTAAGATGTGGCGCGATGCGATATATCGGCCGATGCGTGGTGGTGGTAAAGCTGGATTTTTTAATATAGACAGCCTCGGCAATTGCTACGATAAGAACAACCCCCAATATCAACTGGACTACGGTGGCTATTATCCAGAATGGCATGAAACACCGGGCTTCTTTATCAACGGCATTACAGGCATAAGTTACGCCGAAGCGCGTCAGATATATGACGTGCGAACTTACGGACCTTATCCGCGCAAAATTTCTGATGGTGATATCATTCGCACTAATATGTTATGTAGTTATAACTACGCAGCAGGCGGCGGTCAAGATGGGCAAGGTATCAACACTCCCTTTGTCTTCCAATCGAATGATGTACAGGTAATCCGCGTTGCAGCAGGTCTGCGCGGACAACGACCTACTGGTTCGGCGGCCGTTTACGGAATGTTAAGTTTCTACAATGCCGATAACCTACAGGAAGTTATTGGTGCTGTTCAGCCGCAGAGTCTGGGCGACGTAGCTTTCAATAGTTTGTATTCTCCATTCGGCAGCAAGTTGCAGTATTTATGGATAGACGGTCTGTCCGTATCGTTGACTAAGACATTCGCTAAGGCTTCATCAATAAATGTCGATTGCCTGCGCTACCTCGTGGAAAAGAGCCGAGCCACAGCCGCCAAGCCTATAAGCGTGACGCTGCATGCAGACGTATTTGCGGCGTTGCCCGAAGATATTCTGACACTCGCTGAAACTAAACATGTAACCTTTGTAAGTGCATAAACCAAAAACAAACTACTATGATACGATACGATAACCACCGAATTACGAGCGACAGCGGCAAGTATGTCCGCCGCCTCGCAGACGGCTTGACCGCCAAGGCCATAGCCGCAATGACGTACAACGCTGACGAGTACGAAGAAGTGGATGAGATGCCCTCCGAGCCTTTCAGCGAACACGAGTATAAGGAGCGTGTCGAACGCCTTATCCGCGAACGCTACTCCGTGGCGGACGAGCTGGGCATACTGCGCCAGCGCGACACCAAGTCCGAAGAATATGCCGAGTATTACGCCTTTGCGGAGCAATGCAAAGCTGAAGCTAAGAAGCAAGTGCTTGCGGCACACGAAGAAGCCGCCGAGGCGGACGGGAAACCAAGAGGGTAAGCTAATTTCCATCATGCTGTGAGTAAACTAAAATAATAATACATTAACAACCAACTAAAAACAGAAATTATGAGCAAAATTAAAATCGGAGAGACATTGCGCCGCAGCGTGCGCGTCGACAACAGTGAGGATACGGCAGCCGAATATGACATCAGTGCGGTGGCCAATATCGAGGGTGCGAGCATCATAACATTGGTCGAAGGAGAAGTAAAAAACGGTAACGCAACGTTGGCGCGTTGGTCACGTTATCGTCCGGAGACACTGACCATACGTTATGATGTAGCTGAGGGGCGCGATGTTATTTTGAAGGCGATAGAGGCGTTCTGCGTAAATGCGCAGGCCGCCGTGAGTGCGTAAGAAAGGAGGCTGCAATGACTATTACACAAATCCTCCGTTGGGCTTTCGCCGGTGTAGGCGCCGCGCTCGCCATCTTCGAACCAACGCTGCCATATCTGCTGATATGCACATTGGTAATTTTCGCTGATTGTTACACGGCGTGGAGCCTAAGTCGCAGAGTCGTCAAAGCGCATCCGGATAAGGTGACCAAGGATGGCCATAAATTCCAGTCGCACCACTTTGGACATGTGCTTCTGACGCTAATAAAATCCTACGCGCTGATTATCATGACCTATTTGATTAGTCGGCATATTACAGACGGTATACCAATTGACCTCACCAAAGTAGCCGCAGGCGCTATATGCTTCTGGCAGATATGGAGTATCCTCGAAAACGAGAGCAGTTGCAACGGCGCTCGTTGGGCGAAAGTGGCGCAGAAAATACTCGTAGACAAGACAAGCCGACACTTCGACATCGACCTGTCGGGAATAGGCGCGAGCAAGACACACCGACCAAATGCAGACGACAATGATAGTACTGATTGACAATGGGCATGGAAGGGAGACGCCAGGCAAGCGTAGCCCCGACGGACGACTGCGCGAGTACGCGTGGACAAGGGAGGTGGCTCAGCGAATTGTCGGAGAATTAATGCGCAGAGGCATTGATGCGCACTTGCTCACGCCCGAACAGGAGGACATTCCTTTGCGTGAGCGCGTGAAGCGTGTTAATGACATATGCCGACTTTATGGCAAGCAAAACGTACTACTTGTAAGCATACACAATAACGCAGCAGGAGCGGATGGGCGCTGGCATGCTGCGCGCGGCTTCGCGGTGTATGTAAGCAACAACGCGGGTGATGGTAGTCGCCGCCTTGCCGCCGAGTTTTATGCCGGAGCGAAGGCTCGCGGCTTGACCGGCAACCGTGCAACGCCACCGCATGGCTTCTGGCAGGCGCGCACGGACAGCCACGCCGTAATTTCGGCTTGATCAGAGTATTCTCTATTTTGCATATTTGAAAATGTGAAAAATTGATTGTCAGGCGTGTCGATGTGAATCGATGCGCTTTCCTTTTTATATTACATCAACGATAATGATTGTACCTCGCAGAAAAAACTTGAGAAAATGTTTTGTTATTAGTACTATATTTAGTATCTTTGCATCATCAAATAACAAGCATTACCAATGAGTAAGAAAGAGAAACTGATAGCACGATTGCTTGGTAAACCGAAAGACTTCCATTATGACGAAGCCAAGGTGTTACTTGAATACTTCGGTTTTGAAGAAAGAAACAAAGGCAAGACTTCAGGCTCACGAGTTGAGTTTGTAAATGGAAACAACACGATATTGCTTCACAAACCACACCCAAATGGAGAATTGAAGTCATACCAAATTAAGCAGTTGATTGATACGTTGAAAGAATTAAAACTTATATAATTATGGGACAGTTAAGATATAAAGGACATACCGGTTCGGTTGAATACAGTGATGAGGATAAATGCTTGTTTGGCAAAGTTCAAGGTTTACACGGGACCCTTATCTCCTATGAGGGTACAACGATTGACGAAATCACCGAGGATTTTCATAGTGCAGTAGATGCCTATATTGCAAGTTGCAAAGAGCGTGGTATTACTCCGGCAAAGCCATACAGCGGTAAGTTGGTGCTCAGAATGTCTTCGGAACTACACAGTCAAGTTGCAGCAGCAGCATTTGCCGTTGGTACAACTATAAATGATTTCATCAATCAGGCTGTTAGTAATGAGGTTGCACACGTTGCAAGATAGTAGATTGACTGTTAGATTAAAAGATAAGCGAGGTTGATAGCCCCGCTTATTTTGTATCTTATGCTATTTTGAATACGGTGAATTTCCGCGACAGTTCTTGTATTGCTTCCCACTTCCACACCCGCATTTATCAGATTTGTATCCTTAATTGGTGTCATTATGACATTCTCTATTTAGTCAATACAGCCCTCTGCAGATAACACTTTCCGTCTTGATTTTCTACAATCTTTGAGACATTTATCATATCAACTAGTATCATGTAGCAATGGTGCAGGCTCAATACATTCTCTTGCAAATCTTGGTCATTTTCTAAATCAGTAATATTCAATCCTGCTTTTCGGCAATCATCTTTTGATATGTGACGTGAGTGCGAATAACTGTTTTTATGGTCAAGAAACGTATCTTTGATATCCTCTATATTAACTGAATGATTGACTTCTTGAATCCATTTTGTTGCCAATGTTTCAGACCACGTCAACGCATCTTCACATGCTGTTAAGAACTACGATAGCATGAAGCCTATGATTCTCGAGGGCGACCAGTA